TTTGAAAATCAACGGGATTATTGAGAACGACAGGCTGACGGGGAAAATCAATCTGCCTGTTACTCTTAATCAGGCGTTCTGGATCGAATACAAGCACAAGTTCCTTTGGTGGAGATGGAAAGTGAAAGCGATACACCAGACTATTTCAAGTGACAATCCATACGTGGAAATCAAATATTCAGAGTATATAAAAATCAAAGACTAAAAACTATGTTTTCAAAATTAAGTGGGCGAACCAAAACCCAAGAGATCGAAAAACCTCAGTCATTTGCAAGCCAACTGGCAGAAGCAACCAAACTTTTTACCGATGCGGTAAGCAAGCTAAAGAATATCAGTAGCGGAGTTTCAAAGAAAATGGAAGAAAACGATGCAAAAATTAAAAGCCTGTCTGTGGAAAATATCGCTCTTCAAGAACTTAAAAACAAAGCGGACAAACAAGCGGAACAGCTTAACCGATTGATCCAGTCATAAGCCGTCCAATATGGAACAGCAAATATGGGACAGGCGTTGGGAAAACGGATATTGTTTTCCTTTTCGGAACGCAGAAACAGGACGGTATTATGCAAGAGATATTTATGACGGTTCCATTATTCCGACCTCTTACAGCAAAAGTCTGAGGGAACTTAGAAGAAAGGTCAGAGGATATGTTTCTGAAAACCTGATACAGAGAGAGGCAGCGTTTTGACTGCCTCTTTTTCTAATTAAAATATTGATTAATAAGAAAAGAACGATCTTCACAGATAGTTCTTTTCACAATGCAAAATATAAAAACCGAATTTTTCGATCAATGTTTGTATAAAAACATTACGCTTGTAAAATGACATACGAATATACTAATATCAATTGTTATCTGATAAATCAAACAACAAAACTTTCCTCTTGATTTGCTTTTGAACCAACAACATATGGATTTGGCATATTTTCAATGCACCCAGCAACATGCAAAACCCAAAACTAATAAAAGGAATCGCTTTCACAAGCAATTCCTTTTCACATTATGAATAAACAAATACTCTACTATTTCCAAGTAATGTTATAAAGCAATATTTACACGATGTTTGAAAAATGATGTCTATGTTCTTCTACCTAAAATTACTTCTAAACAATCTTTACTATTTTAATACAATATACATGCCAAATTTCAAATAATAGCCCATATACATATGATTAACAACACTATACAAAACAGAAAACTAAAAAATATTGTGTATGTGTGGATATAAATGTAGAAAATATCCACAATGCGCAATATTTATATTTAACAAAGCATATACGGTAAATATAAGTTATTCGTATAACATTCATAAAACATACCCTGCCAGACATCGCTATTCTTAATTAAAAACAAAATCACATATTGTTCATTTTTAAACCGAAACCAAAATGTTACTGCAACTGAAAAGAATTTTCAAAGGAGCGACTTATACAATCGGGCGTTTATACATTGACGGAAAATATTTCTGCGATACTCTGGAAGACCAGGTGAGAGAACTTCCGGCATATTGTCCGAACACGCCTAAAGGATTGAATTGCGAATGCTCGGAAAAGGTTTATTCAAAGACCGCTATCCCATCAGGAGAATACAAGGTTACGATGGAATACTCACCCAGATTCAAACGTGTCTTACCAAGACTGCATGATGTACCGCATTTTATTGGAATCCTGATACATTCAGGAAACGCTGCTACCGATAGCGCAGGGTGCATTCTTGTTGGAAAAAACAAGGTAAAAGGCAAGGTGCTGGAATCAAGAGCCATTTCGGATGCCTTGAATGAGATTTTAAAGAAAGAGCGAGAAATTAAAATTCATGTTTCATAAGAACACTTCCGAAACAGCATCCAGCCCTAAAAAGTTGGGTGCTGTTTCCATATAAGACCAGACTATGAGAAAGATAATTCTAAACAACATACTTATAATCATGGCGGTTTCTGTCATTACAATCGCCGCTGCAAATATCTAAACATGGGAATTTATGCAAAACTGAGACCACCCCAGAACATTAAAATTGATTTCAGACCGTCAGAAAGGCAATATGAACTATGGAAATTGCTTCAACCGGATTATTGTCCCAAATGTGGCGGTCACATAACACAGAAACTCATCGGATACGATGTAAAAAAGAATCCACAATACAAGCCTGTTTGTGAGTCATGTGGAAACACAAATCTGCCACAAATGATATTAGGTGGTGGAGCAGCAGGTGGTGGGAAATCGTTTTTGGGAGCCTGTTGGCTCATTATTTCCTGCATGAGATTTGAGAACATCCGTGCGGTCGTGGCACGTAAGACAATCAAGTCTTTGAAGGAATCTACTTGGAATACGATCAAGACGGTTCTAAAAAACTGGGGATTAAAAGAAGAAGTGAACTACAGAATCAATAATCTGGAAGGTACGCTTACCTTTTGGAACGATTCTGTCATTATCATGAAGGAAATGGTCGATCTGCCTTCTGACCCGAACTTCGAGCGATTCGGTTCTTCCGAATATACGATTGCCATGATCGACGAGGTGTCGGAGATTTCGGAAAAGGCGGTTGAAGTGCTTTTTTCCCGTCTTCGTTGGAGAATACACGAGACATTCAAGACATCCAGAATGTTTATGAGCACCAACCCGACTACAAACTGGGTACGTTCCCGGTTCGTACAGGATGAAAACGGAGACAAGGTGGAATGCCGGGAGGGAGAGGCTTATATACCGTTCTCCGTATTCGACAACCCGGACATCGCTTTCCGGCAGACTTACGAGGCGGCATTGAACAAGATTCGTGACCAAGCCACAAAGGAGCGTTTGTTATATGGTAACTGGGATTTCGTGGAAGCCAACGATATGGCCGTTTACCACAATTTTGACGGTTCCAGACATCTTATAACGAACCTGAAGGAAAAGGTCTACGATCCGACCAAACCTATCATTACCATCTGGGACTTCAATGTCGCACCCAGAATGTCTACTTTGTTGGCTCAGATAAACTATGACAAAAAAGAGATATATGTCATAGAGGAAATATTGGGATTGCCGGAAAAGAAGGAAAACAATACTCCGGCTCTGGCAAGGAAGATACAACAGAAATTGTATAGGGAAAAACATATCGGAGGGGTGGACGTGACAGGAGATCCTGCCGGATTACAGCGTTCAACCACAAATGAAGATGGGACAAACAACTACACCATCATCACGGAAACACTGGGCAAGGGCGTATTGAAACCTAAGATCAAGCTCTTAAAAAAGCAGCCTCCACAAGTTACCCGATGTGAATTTGTCAATGAGGTGTTCGAGGGATTTGACGGATGGAAACTGATGATTGATTTACGTTGCAGGAAGCTCACAGAAGACCTTATTTACCAGTTAAAGAACGAGGATGGTACAAAGTGCAAGGCAAAGGTTACAGACGCTAAAACAGGCGTAAAATACGAAAAATACGGCCACTTGTCCGACTGCCTTGATTACCTGCTATGCTATTATTTAAGGGATAGCTGGACGAAATACAAAAGAGGGGACGGTTCTATGACTATCCTTTCCACAGCTACCATTAACGAAGGATTTAACTATTAACGAACCATTAATCTATGTACAGACGATTTTTAAACAATAGCGATTATCTGGGAATTATCACGCAAGACAGCCTTTCCCAGATAACGAGGAACGAACCGGAAACATTCATTCAAGCCGAGGAAGCCGCAGAAATGAGTGTCATAGAGTATCTGAGCGAGAACTATGAGATTGAAAAAGAACTGAATAAAGGGAAATATATCGCTGAATACGACCGAAAGGTAACTTATCCGATCGGAGCACATATTTATTTTGATGGTAAAATCCACGAGATAATAAGATCGATCAGCGGATACAAGGCTCCTTCTTCCGTGGAATACTGGGAAGAGTTTGTGGATGAGAAAGGCGAGATACGGGAATTTCAACGATACAGCCAGTTCAAAACCTATCACAAAGGTGATATTGTCTTATATAACGATACGCCTTATATCTGTCTTGTTGAAAACGGATGGAGATTTGGGGATATACGAATCCCGATGGTAAACGGATGGAAACTTGCTGAATATACAGACTGGAATCCGATTGAGTACGAGCTTTGGAATGTCGTAAAGTTTGACGGTTCCTATTATACTCTGATGTCACTGGAGGGGTTCGACAATAATAAAAACCCTTTGGAATCGGAAAATTGGGGTGCTATTGCCGATTATGATCCTCAGTACAACGAATACGAACTTTCATCACATGAGTACGTTGTATATGATGGCCAAGTGTATTACCCTGAAATAGACGTGAACAGTGACAGTCCGGTTATCGGGGAAAATCTTGCACTACACGATCCCAGAAACTACAATCTCAAAAAGCACATGATTCGGTTGGCTGTGTACGAGCTTACCAAACTGATTGCCCCCAATAACGTCAGTGTTGTTAGAATGAGAGATTATGAGGATTCCATGAAGTGGCTTAATGATGCTTCTAAGCTGAAAATCAACCCTCAGATTCCACGAAAAATAGCAGAAGATAACAAGCCGGTTACAGACTGGCAGATGGCGACATTCCAGACATCTTATGATCCATACAAAAACCCCTGGCAGGTATGAAAAGATTTTATTACGACAACCGAATCGCCAAAATACTATTGGCATTCAGTTCTTGCCACACAATCACAATTGGCCCGTTTGTATTAAGCAAGTTATCTCCGGAGCATATAACGCAAAGAGTCAGGAACCATGAAACCTGCCATTCATATCAATGGATAGAAACGACCTGTGTTGCGGTTTGCGTGGTTTTAATCTTACAACTGATTTTTGACATATCTCCTATATGGTATATCGTAGCGACTCTTACCTTTTATATCTGGTATGCGATAGAGTGGCTTGTAAGACTTCTCATCTGTCGAAATTCAAAAACCGCATACAAGAAAGTGTCGTTTGAACAAGAGGCATATTCCTGCGAACTGGACTGCAACTACATAGAAAACAGACCGTTGTTTTCCGGATGGATGCAATATCTTAAAATAAACAACAGCAATTAAATTCTTTATCAAAATGGATTGTCTAAAAAGAATCAGGCAGAAGATAGACGATTTCTGCATCAATAAAATGAGAATGGATGGCGCACAACATTTGATTGCCGGAATATTGATTTATGACATGCTCAAATACCTTATGCCGGTTGAAGCGGCAATCTTAACCACTTTGGTGATACTTGTTGCGAAAGAGATTGTTTGGGACAAGTGGTTGAAGAACGGAACTGAAGAGTGGCATGACCTTGTTTGGGGGGCTGTAGGGCTTCTGTTGGGAGCACTTTGATTATAACCCAAACTCGCTTTACAAGCATAATTTTCAACGCTTGTACAATAAACAGAATTTTAGTCACGTTCTTATAAAGAACTCTAAAACTTCATAGGTCTACTTTTAGCCTACCCCAACTCAATTCATATTCATTTCATTCATACAACTTCTTTGGGGTAGGCTTTTATTTTGATTTTCTTACATAAGCCATATACAAAAAGCCGTTGGGGATAAATAGTATCTCTTCCCTAACGGCTTTGTTTATTTAAAAAGTTCAGAATGACTTCCTAATCTGATTACCTCTATCACATCCTGCTTTGTATCTATCCATATTAAAAGAAAATCATTTCCGACATGACATTCCATGCAGCCTTTATAATTTCCTGTAAGTTCATGCGGCTTATACTTTTCCGGAACAGCTTCTCCTTTGATCAAGCTACTCAGAACTTCATACAAAGCCTCCATTAGCCGAATATTATTCCGATATTTCTTTAAATCTTTCTTTGCCTTGGTACTATAATGAATTGTCTTCATTCTATATCATTCACAGATTTCATAAAAGAATCAAAACTACTCATATCTATCGTTCCAGCATATTTTCCCGAACGTGCTTCCTCAATAGCCATCTTGGTTTCTTCATTTGGTTCTCTGTACATGGCTTCTCGCAAAAGACACTCTACATAATTATTCAAACTTCTATGCTCACGTTTAGCCGCACTCTTTAATAAATCCAACAACTCACTATCAAATCTGAAGGCTGTTTGTTTCTTTACTGTTGCTTCCATAGAT